AAAGAAGGGCGTCACAGACGACTCAACAACACTTGAAAAGAAGGCATTTGACAAGGCATGGAGTCGTGCCCAAGAAAGAATGCAAGACATTGGAGAGGTTGGAATCAGGGATAAATTGGTCTGGCTGGATATAAAAGATGAATCACAGGACTCATTCTGATGCTGTATGGATATACAGAAGAATGGAGACAAATGGAGACAATGTCACCTTTTGTCACTGTCGCAGGCGACAAGACAAACCGAGAGTCTAAGACTCGGAGGTTTGTCTCCTAGCGATGTCACAAATGTCGTTTGAATAAATTGGAGAGAACAAGATGGCAACGAAACAGAAAACGAGAAAACCGAATCAGCTTCCATTGGTGGCGATACCAAGTGAGCGCGCAGATCCTTGGACGATTCACGTTCAAGCAAAGTTGGTGGAATTGGAGGCGGTGAAGGCGGCCAGTGATAGGAAGTGGGGAGAAAATCGACTGATTACTTTAGTAGACAGTGATGTCAGAGAGAAATTCTGGATTCAGAGCAGTCGAGTTCACCAGTTCATCGTGGCAAAGGATCAGATTAAGTTTGATTCTGCGGTGGCAGGAATGATCAGGGCGTTTGGCGTGTTGGACAGCAAGGCAACCGAAGCAGGGTTCCAGCCAGCAGGGAAAGATATTCCGAGAATTGAGTGGGAGATGGATAACGGTCAGGTCATGGTGGTCACCAGAACGCAGGCCGAGGCTTTAGCAATCCAGACATCCAGAACAGATCTGCGAGATGAGCACATCTGGAGCCTAGAAGAACTTGAAGTGTTCATGGTCGAGCCAATCGTCCAAGAGGTGATCAAGATCAAAGCCATGATCCCAACAGCACAAGTGACAAAGTTCAGCTCAACCAAGCTGGGTGGCGAAACAGGATTTGATGACTTTGAAAATGACCTGACATTCAGCGACAATGAGCCTACCGAGTTCAAGTTCAACTCAAAAGCAGCAGAGAGGTTCAAACATGGGACAAATTAAGCTATTGGCGGCTTTAATCCGCGAGAAGGTGCTGGCGGTTGTCCAGCGCGTCAAAACGGCTTTAAAGGGCTGAGAGATGCCTGGAAGACCTAAGTTCAGACAAGACATGGCATTGCTTGAGCAATTGCCAGATGACATGATCGTCAGCATGTTTGAGGATGGCCGGTCACAGACACAGATCTGCTACGAGCTGGGTATCGGGCGCAGAGCGCTAGAGCAATGGATGGAGGATGCCGATCCCCATATAATTGCGCGTGCGCGCGCGAAAGCCGCCGATAAGCTCGCGGTGGAGACTCTGGACATCGCAGACAGCATGGCCGACAGCAATCCGCAGCGCGACGTCCAGCGCATCCGCACTCGGCAATGGCTGGCCGAAAGGTGGGATCAGAAAACTTATGGCCTACAAAAGCAGGCGCAAGTGACGATCAACATGCAGGACCTGCGCATCGATGCACTGCGCCACGTCGAGGTCATCGACGACTTATCCACAAGGGAAAAGGCATGATGTTCATCGCGGCCTGTGGACAACTGGCATTTGCCGCGGTTGCGCATGTATAACCTGTGCGTAACACCTTGCGTGGTTAACATAATGGACATCGTGTAAAGCCGACAAATGCGCACAAATACACAAAGGCCAATCGAATCAACGACTTACGCCAGTTCTGCGTCTGGAAGTTGTCCACATACGCCGAAGGTACTCACCCGCTGGCCGCGGCGGCTCGACCCCCCCATCGCTCGGCGCGGCGGGGGCGGCTGATGGTGCACCCTAACAGCTAGCGAAACCCATGACCCACCCCCCTACCCCCACTACGCAAGCCGCCAAGCCGCCCAAAAAAAAATTGGCCACAGCACCCGATAACCCATTTGTGGAATTCGTCAAGCTCTACAAAAACAACCCTGTGCTCTTTGTCCGAGAGGTGTTGAACACTGAGCCTGATGGCTGGCAGATTGAGTTCCTTAACCACATCGCGGCAGGCAACCGGCGCATCAGTGTCAGATCAGGCCACGGCGTGGGCAAATCCACGGCCAGCGCCTGGGCGATGCTCTGGTATCTGTTCCTGCGCTTCCCTGTCAAGATCGTGGTGACAGCGCCAACATCCAGCCAGTTGTATGACGCCTTGTTTGCGGAGGTTAAGAGATGGGTGAAGGTGTTGCCACCTGTCTTGGCCGACCAGTTGGAGGTGAAGCAGGACCGCATTGAGATGAAGAGCGCCAACAATGAGGCGTTTATCTCAGCCAGGACATCCAGAGCCGAGCAGCCTGAAGCCTTGCAGGGGGTTCACAGTGACAACGTGATGTTGGTGGCTGACGAGGCCAGCGGTATACCTGAGCAGGTATTTGAGGCTGCGGCTGGCTCCATGTCTGGACACGCCGCCGTCACCCTGTTGCTGGGCAACCCTGTGCGGTCCAGCGGATTTTTCTTTGATACCCACAACAGGCTGACGGCTGACTGGATCACGATGAAGGTGTCTTGCGCCGACTCTCCGAGGGTCAGCGAGGCTTACATTGAGGAGATGAAGGCGCGTTACGGCGAGGAGAGTAACGCCTACCGCATCCGCGTCCTTGGTGAGTTTCCAAGAAGTGATGACGATACCGTCATCCCGATGGAGTTGCTTGAATTGGCGACACAGCGGGATGTGGAGGCGAGTAAGCACGCACCTCTTGTGTGGGGCTTGGATGTGGCGCGGTTTGGCTCTGACCGGTCTGCCCTGTGCAAGAGGCAGGGAAATGCGGTGGTGGAGCCGATCAAGACGTGGAAGAACTTGGATCTGATGCAGCTCACAGGTGCAGTCGTGGCCGAGTATGAGATCCTGATGCCGTCCCAGCGGCCACAAGAGATTCTGGTGGACTCGATTGGTTTGGGCGCCGGCGTGGTTGATCGACTCAAAGAGTTGGGGTTGCCTGCTCGCGGCATCAACGTGGCCGAGTCACCGGCCATGGGCGGGACGTATAGGAACTTGAAGGCTGAACTGTGGCACAAGGCCAAGGCATGGCTTGAGCAGCGGGACTGCCGGATGCCTAAAGATGAGGCGTTGATTGCTGAATTGGCGGCTGTGCGTTATTCGTTCACGTCCAACGGCAAGATCCAGATCGAGGGCAAGGATGAGCTGAAGAAGCGCGGGATGTCGAGTCCTGACCGTGCTGATGCTTTTTGTTTGACGTTTGCCTCTGATGCTGTGATTGGGATGTATGGCTCGGCTGCTTCGACCAAGTGGAATCAGCCACTGCGCAGAAACTTGCCTAGGGTTGCATAATTAGTTAATTCTTTAAGGGGTGATTCAAATGAAGATGACAAAGGCACAAAAGAAAGTTGGCTCTGTAATGTCTGAGTACAAGGCTGGCAAGCTGCACTCTGGCAAGGGAGGCAAGGTTGTGAAGAGTCCCAAGCAGGCCATCGCCATTGCGATGTCTGAGGCCAAGATGCCTATGCGTGGTGCTCGCACTGCCAAGAACATGAAGACAAAGGGGATGCGTTAATGGCTACCTTAAAGCGCACCATGGATCAAGCCATGGACAAAGACGAGGGCTATGAGGGCGGCGATGAGGGCGAGAGCTGCCCCATGGCGACTCAAGACATCACGTTGAATCTGAAGAATCGCGGCAAGGCGATCAATTCTGCCGACTATGGCCCAGAGAATCCAGCGCTGCCCAATAAGCAGTACTGGATGAAGATGGCCGATGAGTGGCAGGTGGAGCCAGAAGACGCCAAGCAGAGCCTTTGCGGGAACTGTGCAGCGTTCAACCAGGAAGAGTCGATGCTTGAGTGCATTGCTGATGGCATTGGCGACGAGGGCGACCCTTGGGCAATGATTGACGCTGGCGACTTGGGATACTGCGAGATCTTTGACTTCAAGTGCGCGTCCAGCCGTACCTGTTCGGCTTGGGTGGCCAAGGAAGAGGGCGAAGATGAAGAGCCTAAGTCTTTGTTGACTATCAAGATTGGGGTCAAAGGTGAAAAGTAAACCTGGACTTTATTCAAACATCCAAGCCAAGAGAGCGCGGATCGCGGCTGGCTCTGGTGAGAAGATGAACAAGCCTGGCACGAAGGCGGCGCCAAGTGCTGCTGACTTCAGGGCGGCGGCCAAGACGGCCAAGAAGCCAAAGAAGTCGGCCAAGTGATTGC